GAGAGCGTTCATCTGCTCATCTGCCTTGAATTTGTGGTAAGCCACATACTCATCGGCGAGCGGGTCGGCATCGAGGTACGGCTTGAGCGCTCCAGACTCCAAGACCCCCTGATAATCCGGGTTATCTGTAAGGAATTTCCCCTGGATCTCGGAAACCTTGTTCTGCTGCTGCTGCTGTGAAAGCTGGTTCATCACCCGAGATGCAGTCAGGTTGCTATTGATAGCCAGTGCCTGCTTCATTCCCTCGGCAATTTCGATTTCGCCATCTTCCATCTTCTGGTACAGCTGGCTCAACTGCTCGTCTTCACTCGGTCCTTCCGGTGCTTTGGTCATTTCTTCGAGCTTTGCCCGAAGTGCGCCAATCTCAGAAGACTGCTTGCCGATCATGGTCTGACTGGCCTGGAGCATCTTCTCAAATTTGGCAATGCTGTCGTCTGGCTTCGCCTCTTGTTTCTCCGTTTCCGGGACTTCGGCAGTTTCAGCGACTTCCTCAGTTGCAGGTTCCGGGTTGTCCACGATCAACGGGTTGATGGGTTCCGAACCTGCGGGTGTTTTTTCTTCTTCTGGCGGCATAATGGTTTCCTTTGCCGGACCTTCGGGCTACCCGGCTAGATTTCTCTGTTTGCCGATATTTCGGCGATGTTTCGGGTTTTGAGGTAATGGTTATACTCGCCCCTCGTTGTGATTTTCTGCTTGTCTCCGCTGCTTTGCAGGCAACCTAGCGTCTCCTTGTTCCGCATCCAGGCCGGCATGTCGTCACCGAGCACCATGCCGGCAGAGAGGATCTTGTGGGCATTCCCGCCGCATTCCTCGCACGGCACGGCGTCAGGCTTCTCGATCATCTTGAAGAATCGGTCCTGCTCCCTGCCGCAATTGTCACACTTGAATACATACAGAGGCATGGTTATGCAGCGTGGGTCAGTCCCACGGCCCCCAGGTTGAGGATGATTGCGAACCTGGTATTCGACAGGCCCATCAGGATCAGCGTCTCGCCGGCCGCGTCGAACGTGGCAATCTCGTTCGTGCCATCGTAGGTTCCTGGGCCAAGAGTGACGGTATGGCCCTCTGTACCCGCGTCCTTCTGTGTGATAACCAGCAGTCGGCCGGCCACCGGCTCAAAGGTCATGGCCAGGGCAGCCGCCGCTGAATCGAGTTGGATGAAGGATGCTGTCGGCATTACTCCTGACTCGGTCACCACCTCGGGGGCAAAGACCAGCCCCTCGGGGTTTTGCATCCCGTCAAGTTGGATGCCAAGGGCGGCGGCCACTGCATCGGCGTAGGTCTTGACCGCCTTCTGTGTTGCCACCCGGTCGTCACTATTCGCGGCGAGCAATCCATCCGTATCCAGCGGCACATGAGATTTCCCGCCGCCGACTACTACAATTCTGTTCTCAGTTCCCATTTTGCACCTGTGTTTGTCTGGCGAATTCGATGAGTTGGCCTACCGTTTCGGGCGGTACACCTGCTTGGATGAATATCTGCGCGGCCTGTTCGAGTTGATCGCCGCTTTCGGCCATGCGCTCGACGATTGCCCGCCAATTAGGGAAATTCATGGTCTCGAGTAAGGCCTGGCTGTCGATGGCGCCCTTTTCAAAGAGATCGACGGCCTGCTCCTGAACCTGCAGGCTGGTCTGTGTAATGGTGGATCCGGACTCGACCACGTACTGGAACTTCCGACCGATGAGATCCAGGCCGCGAATGCCCTTAACAGCGTCGTCGACCTTGATTGAATCGGTGGTGACTCCGAAGTTTTGGAAAAAGGATATCGCCATGCGGCCGCGTTGCCGGATGAGGTAATCAACCATCCTGATTTTGTGGCGCATCAGGACTTGGTTTCTCTCCTGCAGGGCGACAATAGCGCTGGCGGCCACGATTCTATTCGGCGTATCTCCCCGGTCTGCGTCCTCGATCTGGTAAACCCTGTCGAAGATGCCAAGGAGCATGTCGAAAAGCCGGGTGGTGTCGGCCGGCAGGCTCGGGACATCGACATAGCGAATCCCGGCGCCGGACGATCCGGTCTGCGGGGTAAGAATCAGGCCAGGATTGTTGTTGACATCATCCTCGGTCAGTCCGGTGTCGAGCGGCAGGACCAGGGGCGGCAGCATCACCCGGGCAAGGTAACGGTACATCCGGGAAAGAAGCTCGCTGATCTTCTCGGCCAGGTCGCCTACCTGCTCGGCTGCGGAAAATCCCCATGGAGAGGTGGTATCCCGGTACGAGACTGCGGTTGAATAGGGGAAATGGTCGTAGAGGTAGGTGTTGGCCTGTTCTTCCCGGGTGAGTTCAGGGTTGACATTCGGGTTGGCAGCGTCCATACAGACCAAATCGCCGCTGTTGGCCAGGGTGACCATGCGGATCCCGCCCGGGTATTTCTTCTGCGATGTTTTGTTTCCGGCCTCATCCACGACCTCAATCTTGCTGTTGTCCCGGACAAACAGTTCAACAACCAGGGCCCGGTCCTCGCCGCCCTGGACATTGCCCCGCGGATGCATGGTCTTCGACCCGTACATGGTCGTGGTGATGTTGCCGATCTTGCCGGCGGCTGGCCGGTTCTCTTCCCGCTCTTCGCCCAGGATGGAATAAACCTCGTCGGCGTTGATCGATCCCTCTTCGAGCCCGAACATGGCCTCGACTGCATCAGGTCTGATCGCCGTGGCCATGCCAACATAAGGTGAATCGTTGGGTGTCAACCAGTTGCCGGGGGCGATGACGTAGGAGTAAGGGTCAAGGGCGACTACAGAGCATTCGTTGTTCGTGGGATCGAGGACGCCCTTCTCGATGGTGATGCCGTAAATCTCCATGTCGAGGGCAGAATCAACCAGGATGTTGATCTGCTCGGTGGTATTCCACCAGTCCTTCATCCGGACCGTGACTTTCTTGTCGCTGTCGTCGGGGATGGGCTCGCCGTTCTCGTCAACGATTGGCTCGCCTGTGGACTGGTCGACCTGATATGATCCATCGAGGGAAACGACTTCGGCGGCCGGATTTTTGGCGGTGAGGTTGGCGACTGTGCGCTGGACGTTGGAGAAGATCAGGTTGGCGGTAACGGCATTCTTGTTGCGGAGGCTGCGCTGAACGGCACCACCTCGCCATATCCGGTGGTTCTCTCTCCAGCGGTCTTTCAGGTTGAGGCGGTCCTTCTCGGCCTCGGACACCATGAAGCAGTTGTCCCAGAAGAACCGGCCAACGTCTGGATGGCCTTCAGGCGGGAGATTTGAGAGGGACCATTTTTCAGCCATTAAAAAAGCCTCATAAAAACAACGATTGTTGTCTCCATGAGGCTCTAGGCGTGATGGCTGATCCTATCCGTGAGGCTTGCGCGTGACGGGTGGATTATGGTGTTACTCTGACGAGTTTCCGATAATACCTTCGACGTTATATTTTATATGATCCCAGTTTTCTACAAAGCAGTCGGCAAGCTCGACAATACTTAGTCTTTCAAACCTAATCATATCGTAAGTAACATCTACATGATGGTCGTCTCTTCCTTGTGGCCCATATACATAAGCCGATATGCGAGCTACCTTAAAATCAGAAAGCAGGTTGATTAATCGCCTTTTTTTGTCACTTTTTTCACTGTTTTTCTTGACAGAATCTCTCTCATCCCTGCTCTTATATAATTGCCCATTGTGTTCCCATGCGAGTACCGCGCCTTCATTCTCATCTTCTTTCTTTTTTGAGAAAATCCACATTTATTTTTTCTCTCGCTTCTTATCAATCAACGCGATGAATTGCTTCGCGCATCGGTAGAGGATTTCGATCAGGTCGTCTATCGTCATACCTTCTTCGGCCTCCCCGCCTTCTTAACCGGCGGTTCCCACCCAACAACCCGCACCCGAGCCGGATTCCCCTCGCAATACCCGTTGAAACATCCCGGGCAATGCAGGTTATCTCCTACTGTGCTGGTGTCTTCCGGGAATGAGGACCAGCCGTTATTCCGATACTTATCCTTCAGCCGGAACATTGAGCCGTTGGGGGCAACGTCAGGATTGTACGCCTCGGTCGTCTCATGATGATACTCATTGCACGATGGACATTGGACATCAGCCATTTATTTCTCCCTCTTCAGCCCAGACAAAGCCAGGCTTTCACCCATCTTCTCATTCATCCTCCGGATCACGTCCGGCAGGCCCTCTTCGGAATCCTTGGCCGTTTCGCTGGCAAACTCATCCATGACGATCGGCCCCTTGCTCTTTCGCATCTTCCTGGGGAATAGGGTCTCATGGTTCTCACGCTTGGACCTGAAGACAAGGTATCCGGTCACCAGGGCGCTGAGGATGATCAGCAGGCCAGTGGTCAGTGATGAGGCCAGGGTGAGCCAGAGTAGATCGGTTGGTGTAATTGTCATTCTTTTATTTCCTGCAGGTCTTTATATGCCCTTATCATCTCAACAATATCCCCACTCATCACGGCCTTATCTGCCGCTCTCAATGATTGCTCTATCATCATCGCACCAAATGCCCCGGCTGGACCAATCTCCTTGTAATAACCAAGGACTCTCCTTACTCTCTCCTGCTCTTTCGGCAGCGCATCGCCTAATGACTCGCTCATCACATCCCCGCTCCCGATGGAAAAGAATCGTCCATGTTTTTCGCCTTCGATTTCTTGTTGCCAAGCACCAGTTCAAAGTCCTCTTCAGCTGTGGTCTTCGGTGCCGCCTGCGGTGCTCGGATGACTGCCGGGTGCGCCTCATCGATTACCCTGCCGATGATCGCCGCGGTGTCCACCTCGTCGTCATTGGCGCCGGAGGGAAACCTGATATACTGATCAATCACCGAGTCTCCTTCCGGCCCTTCCGGGATATGCACCCTACCACATGAGGCCATGGCCTGAAACGGTTGCGCCTTCGTTGGTTTATCATGGCCGTGCGGCGAGACAGGCTGGATATTACAGAAAGCCTTGTCCTTGATCATCTGTCGGCGGACAAAACCTGCAATTGACTTCCAGTTGTTGTCATCTTCCGGGAACCAAGCGAACGGCTTAAAACTCTTAATCAGGCCGTGCTCGCCGGTCACTTTGTCGATGGACTTATCCAGCGTCTCCTGTGCCCGGAACCCGGCCCGTAACCAGACATCGCCAACCCCATCAATCCCCCACATCCGGAAACAGTTGAAGTCGTTGTGGTCCTCGCCGCCCGGGGCATGATCAGAGGTCATGTAGTGATTCAATTGTGACGGCTGTTCTCCGATCCGATACCGGTGGAACCAATCGCGCTGAAAGAATGTGCCGCTCGGCGGTTGTGGTCGCTGCTGGAACAGTGCACTCCATGTCCTGGCCTGCGCCTTGAACCCCTCGAAATGTTCTGGCGTGAACCATTCTGGCCAGAGGTATTCACCAACCTGCCGACCAAGCGGGTCGTCGCGCCGTTCACACTGGGCAGGAATGCAGACCACATACCATTGCCGCCCGTCCCGGCAATCAATCAGGCCGGTCTCGCCGTCGTAATTCTCGGGCAGGATCTTTCCGGAGAGGTCGTTCTCGCTCCACCTGGTTTGGATGATGATCTCTGCGCCACCAGGGATGAGGCGTGTTCTCAGGTCATCCTGATACGCCTCCCATGTCTTTTTCTGAATCGTCTCGGAGTCTGCTTCTTCTCTTCCGCGCACTGGGTCGTCGATAATTAACAGGTGGCATCTATTGCCGGTGATACCTGAAAGTATGCCGCCGGCCATGTATTCGGATCCATTATCCAGCGTCCAAAAGTCAACGGCCCCGGTGTCATTACTGACCGAGGCCCCGAAGACGTTCTTGAATTTCTTGCTCCTGGATATCTGCCTGGCCCTGCGGCCGTGCTTCCTTGCCAGGTCCGACCCATAGGAGGTCAGGATGATCTTGTAGCCAGGTTTCTTGCCCATGGCCCAGGTTGGAGCGACAACCGAACCATACGAGCTTTTGGCTGATCCTGGCGGCAGGAAGAACATTGCCCTGGGGATCTCGCCATTGATCACCTTCTCGAACACCTGCATGATCAGGACGTGATGGGCGGCTATCCCGGTCTCTACCGGCGCCAGTTCCCAATCGGCATTACTGTCATCGACCGGCACTCCGGGAATGTCGATGTATTTCGCGTAATCGAGTAGGCTTTCGGCGGCCCGCTTGCGCTTCAGAAGTTCGATTGCCGCATCTCGCTTGGATACCTTCATGCGGCACCACCCTTGATAATGGCAAGAAGCTCGTCGCTGGACATATCTCCGGTTGACCCACCATCAGGACCGGCAGTATCTTTTATCCCCCAAGCCTCGCGCTCCAGGGTGATAAGGATACGCAGGGCCTCGGCCAGTTTCTTGACGCTGTCAATCCTGCCGGGAGTGGCAATCACCTTGCGATAGATATCGTTGAGCCGGTCGGCACCGAAATCATTCTCACGCCGCATCATCTCGCCCAGGTCGGCAAATGCTTCACGGCCGACAGTCTGCTCGTCAAGCTCGTCAAGGAGCGTCATCACTAAGCCTTTGCTTCGCCTGATGTCTCCCCTGTGCTCAATCCTGATATTGGCGATAGCTCTCGCGCTGACTTCGATAGCCTCCCTTTCGGTTACCGTGCCTGGAATGGTAGTCCCATTGGTAACCAGTCCCTTGGTAACCAGAGCATCAGCCTTCAGTTGTATCTTGGCGTTGAGATCTCTATCCCACCCGAACTTCTTGGCATGCTTGAGGATTGTAACGTGAGAGGTGCTTTGAGATAGGGCTATTTCACGGACAGAAAGGATGCCGGCGCGATAGTCTCGCTCTACCTTCTCCCAATCAATCTGTTTCCGTTTTTCAGCCATTGAATCCTGTGTGGTAACCGAGGAATCCCCGAGGACACAGACCCATGTCCGTGCCGTCGGGGAGAACCTGCAGGTGCAAGGGGGGGCACTGCAAACTGGTTCAACTCTGATATTAGAGAGAAATTTCCATATCGTCAATTTTATTTCCTATCCAAATCCGCCATACAACAGTACATTACTGTATATAATTTACATTTGATGTATTTTGCAGACAAGGAGAGGGGATAATGGAATGACGGCCTACTACAACGAAATCGACCCCCATGCAGCGGCATGGTTGCGGGAACTGATCAAAGCCGGGATGATTGCGCCCGGAATCGTGGACGAAAGGAGTATCGAGGATGTCATACCAACTGAGCTTGATGGATTTACCCAGTGCCACTTCTTCGCCGGAGTTGGTGTCTGGTCTTATGCCCTGCGCCGTGCCGGATGGCCTGATGATAGGCCGGCATGGACCGGCTCCTGCCCGTGCCAACCTTTCAGCGCGGCAGGCAAAGGAGCAGGG